GAAGAAGTCCATGTTCAAACTAAGTCTGGAAGGACACAGATATATCGTGTCAACAATTCTAGAACTGGTGTCGTAGGTCCTATCAGAACATTCTGATGAAGTATGAACTAAAGGACTGGTTAAACTCTATCAACCTCACTAAAGAGAACTTGATAGCAGATGACCCAGATATGATATCATCCTATCCACCATACATTGTCAACAGGTGTTTGTCAGGTCATCTTGACACAGTATTGTTTGCAAATGAAATGAATAAGTATAGTAACCTTGATAAGGATTTACAGTATTCATTCTTGCTATATACTTTGAGGAAACGGAAACGTTTTTCGCCTTGGTTGAAGAAAGAACAAGTCGATGACTTGGATCTAGTAAAAAAACACTATGGATATAGTAATGAGAAAGCGAAGGTCGCAGTAGCTCTTTTAACCAAAACCCAAATTGAAAACATTCGTAACAAACATGATAGGGGAGGACTACGATGACTGCGATCACAGAAGAAGTTCAATGGACTGCCGAGAGTATGGTAGAGGTAGGTTTGAAAGAACCAGATGACTTCTTAAAGGTTAGAGAAACACTGACGAGAATTGGAGTAGCATCCAGAAAAGAAAAGAAATTATATCAATCATGTCACATACTGCATAAGCAGGGTAAGTATTATATTGTTCATTTTAAAGAACTGTTTGCACTTGATGGAAAAAAAGCAAACCTGACTCTTAATGATGTACAACGTAGAAATCGCATTGTGCAGTTACTAGGTGACTGGGGTTTGGTATCAATCAATAGCAAAGAGAGTATTGCTGACGTAGCACCTCTAAGTCAAATCAAAGTTCTTGCATATAAAGAGAAGGGAGATTGGACTTTGGAAAGTAAATACAACATTGGTAAAAAGAAAGAGGACGGTTAACCGACCTCTTGACATACATTGTAAAATTTAGTATACTATATACAACACGCAGTTCATTCGCAACTGTTAATTAACGACTCCATCAGCGAGTATTTCAAGATAAAGTTACTATTATGAAAAATAAAATAGATGTAGAAAATTTATTCTACAACGAAGACTTTGTGACCACAGACGAGTGGCACAACGAGTGGGAATGTTGCCCAACTCAAAGAGACCATGATGAAAGGGCACAGAAACCCAAGCATCAAAAGAAATTTAGGAAAGTCTTACCTGATCACTTAGAAGTCAATGGTGTAATACTAGACCGAGACTGTATATGTTCAGAGACTGGAAAGGAATATAAGAAAGGAACTAAATTTAAAACTAACGGACACACGAGAGATGCCTATTGGTGGGCAGAATATTCTGGTGACACTATGCCATCTCATGTTCGTGTTAAGTGGAAACATGTAAGTTCTATTGGAGAAGTCATCAACGAATATAAAATGTTCGATAGTCCTGATGACGTTGAACTAGCATCTGATAGATTAGATGGTGCCTACCGTGACATATTCAAGCACAGAGGTATTACAATATCTGATGGTAAGTTAAGAAAAGTTGAACCCATCAAGTATGCAGCACAGCAACTATATCCTATTAAGTATAAGGATATGTCTAAAACTGATGTGACAAACATCAGGTTGTGGGTTTCAGATCTGGAGGATAACATCCTTTGGTTAAAAAACATTTTTGCTAACAAGAACTTTGCTAGGAAAAACCATTCATATTCTAATCACATAAACCCATTTACTCTTTCATACCTTGTATCTTATGAAAGATATAAGAGTGATCGTCAGAAACTTGAGATATTAGAAAAATTTATCTACAAAGTATCTAATGGTTCTCTTACAATTATACAAGATGAGTTTGGTGAGTTTGCTCCTGATCCAGACTGTCCACTCAATAGGTTTATTGAGGACTGGGGAATGGTAAAGAGTAATACTTTACAAACTGTATTCCTTGCACTCAATGACAGTGATGCATCTAATGATTCTAGATCATTCTGTTTACTATGCATTGACAAGTATGTCAACGGTGAGAAGTTAAGCAGACTTCCTAAGAACTGGAAAAAAACATTAGACGCATGGTTCATCTACTGGCAAGATGAAAAAGCAAGAAGAAAAAAAGTAGAGGATTCGGTTCCTACGACTTAAAAGTAAGGGAACTACGGTTCCCTTTTTTCATGGTAGTGTTATAATTAGTAGTGTGATGCCGATAGGGTCACACAATTAACACTCGCTATAATAGGAGAACTACTATGGAAATTCAAAGGTACACTGCTGCCGACTTACCAACACTGTTTGATAAGATAACAAAGAACAGCATAGGAATGGATAGTTATTTCGATTCATTCTGGAATACAACCCAGACTAACTACCCACCATATAATTTAATACATGTAAGCAATGAAGAATCAAGACTGGAAATCGCAATCGCTGGCTTCAAAAAAGATGACGTCAAAGTCTATACGGAGTTTGGAAAGATATATGTCGAAACAATCAAAAAAGAACAAGAAGATGATGGAACATTTGTCCATCAAGGATTGGCAAGACGTAGCTTTAAACGTGCATGGACGCTCTCCGACGATACAGAGGTTAGATCCGTCAGCTTTGACGATGGACTCCTTACCATTGTTTTGGGAAAGGTAGTTCCAGACCATCATAAAAGAGTAGATTACATTTAATACATAGAGGGGTTGACAATTGTTGACTCCTCTTTTATAATGTATAGGTAATTAATTACTGCGGTTATGCCCTTGGTAGGTTCAGCATAAGCGGCTATAGGAACCTACCATTTTCATTTTTAAAGTTATGGCAAGAAAGAAAAAGGAACCAATTAATGTAACACCTCCTGTTGATCCTACTCTTGTAAAATCAGAGAGAGTAAAAGTTGTTGTTATGTTCAATGGTGACAATGTAATATGTGATCTGCAGGAAGCAGTTAACAAAGATACTGGTGAGCGACAAGCATATATTATGAACTATCCTTATAAGGTTGAGTATGACCAACCTAAACTTGATACTACTGGCATTGTTACTGACCCAGAAGTTAAAGTTCATTATCAACCATGGTGTCCATTATCTCCAGAAACAAAGATACCATTAAATCACAATATGGTTGTCACCATATTAGAACCAGTTCCTAGTCTTAGAGATACATACATCGGTAATGTACAGAAGATGGGTGGCAACGTAGAATGAGTATAAAGATTTTATTATTAAAGTCTAACGAAGAGATCATTACAGAAGTTCAAGAGATTGCAAATCCTGATAGCAAACAAGCAATAGGATATCACTTGCATAAACCCTTTCGTTTAGAGATAGTCTCTGATGAAGGGGAACTTGTTTTCAATAGAGAAAAGGGTTATCAACTATCGTGGTTTCCATGGGCACCTTTAAGCAAAGATAAAGATTTCTTTCTACCATCTGAGCATGTGATTACAGCATATGATCCATTGGATAGTATCACTGATCAATATGTTCAAGCAATTAAGGAAGAAAATTATGAGAAAAACTTTAAGCAACATGAAGATGTTATTGCAGGTACAGAAGATGAAGAACTAGATATGGAACAGATATTCAAAGATGCAGAAGCAGCACTAGAAGACGAGGAAACTTAAATTACATGAATAAAAATTTTATTGGGGTATACCCAAACATTCTTCCACCAGAACATTGTGAAAGAATTATCAAAGAGATGGAAGATAATCTTAAGTATGATGCTGCTATTGATTTAAAACAGATGCATGGTGGTGCTCAACATCGTAGTGGAACTGCAACTTTTATTCGTGTAAATGACGGTTGGAATGAATCACGAGAAGTTATTAATCAAGCAGTTAACAGAGGTGTTCAAGCATTTTACGAAGAATACCCTACAACAATTGCTAGGTCTGCATCTCATACAATCAAACTACAAAGAACAAAACCTGGTGAAGGATATCACGATTGGCACTGCGAAGCATATAATGCTGCATCATGTCATCGTGTATTATTTTGGATGATTTATTTGAATACTACTTCAGAGGGTGAAGGCACAACAGAATGGATTTATCAGGGAGTAAAAGAACAACCAGAACAAGGTAAACTTATTATCTGCCCATCTGGATTTACACATACTCATCGAGGAAATCCAACGTATACGGATACTAAGTATATTGCAACAGGATGGTTTACGCATCAAGGTGAATAGATGATTGATCAATTTCCAGTTGCAGAGAATCTTCCAATTCTCACTGGTATTTGTCCTCTTGACATTAACAAACAAATGCTTGAGGACGCAAAAAAACAATCTTACCCTAACACAAATAAAACTAATGTTAAGGCAAAGATGACTGGTTGGCATGTTCATACTCCAACAACAGATAAACTTACGAATTGGATTAAAGAAATTATCATAGATGTAACTAAAACTCCTCACACCACATATGAGGTAACTGATGGTTGGTTTGCTCACTATACTAAAGGTGACCATACAGTTAATCATTGTCATTATCCTCAAACGTGGTCATTTGTTTATTTCGTTCAAACACCACCTAATTCAGCACCATTAGTATTCACAACATCTAACGCTGCTGTAGCAGCAGAACAAAATAGAGTTGTTATATTTCCTGGATTTGTTTATCATTTTGTTCCAAAAAACGAGGCAATTAATAGAATTGTATATTCGGGTAATATCTTAGGTCGTAATATAAGAAAAGATTATGGTCAAGGATGAGAACACTTAAATTATATGATACAGATGATAATTTAATTCTTTCATATAAAACAGATCATGAGTTTCATGGTAGTCAACTTATTGAGATTGAAGGTCCTGTTCTTCTAGGCAAATGTTTAGTTGACTACCCTGCAAAAATTAACGGTGAGTTTGGTATCGTAACATTTGATCAACCAATTGAGACACCATTATATACTACAGATTTTATTCCTCAACCCTTCCCAATATTTGTAGGTGGGACACAGGTATTTGAACATCTCATGTTCAACGGTCCTACTTACTTTAACATAAGGGTTGACGAATATAGACCTTGGGTGTATATTGGTAATCTAATTACCAAAAAATTTATCCCAGAACTAAAATCTATTTCTCCAGTATATAATTACAAGAAACAAGATAATAATATCTGGGACAAAGAAGACCTACGCAAATTAGAAACATTATGCAAATTGCTTTGATAATATTAAAGAGTGGTATTGAACTTATCACCATGGCAGAACAAATGGATGAAGAACCTAGTTGTCATATGCAAGATCCATACCTCATTAAAGAGGATGGTACATTAGAACCATGGCCACGTTACACAGTTGACACAGACATCTTGCTTTATTCTGAAACTATTGCTACAATAGTTACACCAACAGCAGAACTAAAGAAGAAGTATGAGTTGGTTACTAAATGAGTTTTTACACTAACTGTCAACTAGTTGGGGATAACTTACTTTACCTTGGATACGAAAACGGACAACGTATTCAACGTAAATTTAAGTTCTCTCCAACTCTTTTTGTCGTCACCAATAAGAAAACTAATCATAGGACACTTGATGGTAGATATGCAAAACCAGTAAGGTTTGAGTCTGTAAAAGAAGCACGTCAGTTTGTAGAAAAATACAAAGAAGTTCCTAACTTTGAAGTGCATGGATATGACAGATATTTGTATCAGTTTATATCTAAAGAATTTCCTGATGAAGTAGATTATGACTTCAAAAGTATGAATATTATGTCACTCGATATTGAAGTGGCATGTGAGAATGGATTTCCTAATGTAAGAGAGTGTGCTGAGGAAATGCTTAGTATCACTGTACAGGATTATGCAACAAGAAAGATAAAAGTATTTGGCACTAGACCATATAAGAATACACGTGATGATGTAGAGTTTATATTGTGTGATGGAGAAGTTCATTTACTCCGTTGTTTCCTAGACTATTGGATACAAAACTTTCCTGACATTCTTACAGGTTGGAATGTAGATGGATATGACGTGCCATATATTTGTGGTCGCCTTGAAAGATTGTTTGGCAGTAAAGAAATGAAACTCATGTCACCATGGGGTATCGTTAAGAGAGAAGATATAGAAGTAAAAGGACGTGAGCAAATATTCTACAGAATGTTGGGTATCAATGTTATTGATTACCTTGATTTATACAAGAAATTTACATACACAAACCAAGAATCTTATCGTCTAGATCACATTGCAAATGTGGAACTAGGTCAAAGAAAAGTTGCCCATGATGAGTTTGAAAACTTCAAAGATTTCTATACAAAAGATTGGCAGAAATTTATTGACTACAACATCGTTGACGTGGAACTAGTTTCAAGACTAGAAGATAAGATGAAGTTGATAGAACTTGCTGTTGCCCTAGCATATGACGCTAAGGTTAATCTGCAAGATGTATATTATCAGGTTAGAATGTGGGACACACTGATCTACAATTTCCTAAAGAAAAAAGGTATTGTTGTTCCACCAGGCAAACGATCAGACAAAGATGAAAAATATGCAGGAGCCTATGTCAAGGAACCAATACCAGGCAAGTATGACTGGGTGGTTAGTTTTGACCTCAACAGTCTGTATCCTCATCTTATTATGCAGTATAATATTTCACCAGAGACCCTTGTTGAAAGGAGACATCCATCTGCTACAGTTAATGGACTCCTCTCGCAGAAGGTAGATGTTCCAAAAGAGTTTGCATTGTGTGCCAATGGTGCACAGTATCGTAAAGATATACATGGATTCTTACCAGAGATGATGAAGAA